CGTAAACAGCTACTGTCTTGCCTGTATACTCACATTTCTTTTTATCTATCGCTTTAACCATTCCCATGTCTTCTAACTCTGACAAGCGTGGTGCGGTGTAATTCCTTTCCGTGCTAGGAATAAACCCTAAATCAAATAACTCCACAGCTAACTCTTTGGCTGTTTTAGGCTTGTCCAATCTATTCAAAATTTGTATGTATCTTATTTTGGTTTTATCTTGTATATCATCGAAACTCATTTGTCTTGTTTGTCTTGTTATTGTATTCATTTGTTTTTACTCCTTCCTTTATAACCCTAGCTCTTTTAAGCTATATTTCTTGTTTACTTCCATTCCTTTATACATAGAATTTTTTTTGAAATTAGGTAAATTTGCCATGTCATCATTTTTTAGCAACATTATTAAATAACATAAGCTACTATCGCCACTTTTGATTGTTTTCTCAATAGTCTCAATTTTATTTTTAAACGGTTTAATTACGCTTGCTAAGTATCTCTTCTCTGTTTCATTTAGTATTTCTTCTTTTCTTTCAAAGACTGTTTCATGCTGGACAGGTCTTTCTACTTTAACTATGTCGTACTCTTCCTCTCCATCTACATCTTTCAAATCTTCTGTGTAATATCTTAATGGGGTAAAGAGATCATCGTTTTCCCACAATTTATCTCCAGATACAATTTTCTTTAGTCCATTTCTGTATGTAACTATATCTCCATCTTTTAAGTCTGATTTTGTGAATTTCCATTCTACAAATTCATCTTCTCCCATCCACCATAATTTGTTTTTTTTAAGTGAACTACATTTATAGCCTCCATTACTAACTTCCTCTATTTTTACAATTTCTCCAATATCAAACTCATGTCCATGTCTTTTGGCTATTACTTTAACTTTATCTCCAACCTTAAATTTCATTTATTTTTCCTCCTCTTCTAATCTTTTAATCTCCTATCTGTTTTATAAAGTTACTTTGCAATTTTAATAATTGCTCTTTCATATTTTCTGGCAATAATCTTTGTTCTCTTTGTCTTTCCGTTATTATCTCGTATTGCTTTAAGAATTGCCCTTTTGTCACAGTATTTACTGTTGCTATATCCGTTCTAGCTAATTCTTTTACTTGTCTTACATTTCCAAAGAACTTCTTTACTTCTGGACTTGCTTTATCAAACTCTTCTTCTGTCATATATCCACCACTACAAATCATTGAATATGCTTCATTCCAAGCTTCTATTGCAGTATTTTGACTGCTTGGGTTTATCATCTCTATTGCATTTTTTCTTATGTCGTGTATCGTTGGAGGATATGGACTTTCTATTATTGTTTTCTTTACTGCTTGCAAAACTAACTTATAATCTAAATCCCCTAGACATTCATACCAAGTATTTAACATTAGCTCTTTTTGTTTTTGTGATTTGTTTGATATAGCTTCATAGTTACCAGCTAAAAGAGTTATTATTTGCACCATTTCTGTCCTGCTCATCTTTTTCTTTTGCCTCCTTCCATAAATCCACAAAACCGTCTATTTTGTCTCTTTTTTTGTTATTATATTTTCCCTCTAGTATGGAAACTGCTTTATCTGGTCTTATAATAAAGTCAAAGTCTGCTTTCCAGTTTCTATCGTTGTCTCCTATAAGAAAATCACTAGTATTTGCTATTATGCAAACATCTATAAATTGCTTTTCTGTTAATTCTTTTAAAAGCTTATTTATGGCTGTTTTTCGTTTTGAAGTGAGCTTTTGAACTCGCGGAAGGTTTGGACAATAGGAATTGTAAATTCCTATAATATTATTATATTTATCTTTTACTTCTACTTTTTCATCTTCATTTACATCTACTTTAACATCATCATCTACATCTTCATTTACATTATCAGTTATTCTTGTTATGCCGTGTTATATCATTTATAACATTGTTATTTTTGTTATCTTCTGTTATAACATTGCTACTTTTGCTATCTTCTACTATAACTTCGTTATTTTTGTTATTCCATCTATTTGCCATTCCCTTCTTGCCTGCTTCACTTCTTTTATTCTTTGTGCCTTCCCATTTATCTCTATCTCTGTCTAGTTGTGCTTTTATAAACGAGAAAGCCATCTTCAATGTACCTTCTAGTTTAGGTTCTTGTTTTGTTTTCTCGTATTGCATTATTGCTCTTATAAGTTGCCCTAATTCTTCATCTGTTAATAAATTAAATTGTTCTTCATAGTCTAAATACATTAGAAAACTAACTTTCTCCATATGTTTTCTCCTTTCGTTAAATTGCAAAGGACATAGAAACCTTATAAGAATTTTATAAGATTATTTCCATGCCCTCCTTTCTTTAAATTTCTGTATTATTAATTAAACATTTTTAATATTTCTTTTGTTATTAAGTCTTTTGCCTCTTCTTTCGACATGTTATTTAAATCAAACTTTTGTATTTTAACTTTGTCAGTATCTAATATTGTCTCAGCTCGTTTTTCTTCCTCGTCTTCTAGTCCTAATTCAACTACTTGTTGTAGAACTTTTTGGGATATTCCTTCTTTTTTTAATGTTTTTATATAGCAAACCAGCCCTGCTAAAATCTCATCTGTCTTTCCTTCTATCTTTGTATATTCTTCTGTTATTTCTGCTCTAAAACTCATTTTTATTTTCTCCTTTTTATAAATAATTCTTGCCATACCTCTGTATAAAATCTTCTTTTGTTTTGTTATAATGTTCTTGCCAAGCCTTTTGAGCTATTATTTTTAACCATTCCCATTTCTTAGGGTTAAGATGAATTGAATCATTGCTTGTTCTATGAATAGCTGGTGGAATAAATATTACTAATCCATCTTTAATAGACTTTTCTCTATTACTTGTCCTACCTTCAAAAACTTCATGTCTTTCTAATCCGCTCATACCTTTCTGTTGAATACAATGGATTTTCTGGCATTATACTAAACTCTCTCATCTATCCACTTTAACCTTTCGATTTCAGCGGGTGTCATTGTACATATTCCAAGTTGTTTTGCCTCTTGTATTACACCATCTAAAAGGACTCTAAATTCATTTTTATCCATTTGAGAACTGCCTTCATATACTTTATATATTTTGAAATCTACATTGCTTATTTTAGTTTCTCGCTCAAATTCATAATACTTAAAGAACTTTGCAACTTCTATGTCAGCTCTTATTGTTACTAGCATTGATTGTGAATAATCTTTTATCATTTTCAAATATGTATCTTCTTTTGATAGATTCATCTTATTTGCAATTTCATTAATCAAGCTCCACATATACGCATTTTGTGTAAGAGTTCTTTTTTCTTTGTGTTCTTTAACTTCAAATAACTTTTCTCTATTTTGATTAAATAACCATTTTACAAGTGTTTCTGCTGTTCCTATCATAACAACCTCCTAGAATGGCAAGTCATCTTGATTAGTTATTTCAAATTCACTTGTATCGCCTATTCCGTCATTTTGTGTATTTTCTTTTTTATCTCCTGCAAAATATACTTCTTCTGCTACTACCTCTGTAATATAATGTTTTTGGCCTTGTTCATCATCATAGTTTCTTGTTTGTAATCTTCCTACTACAGCAATTTGTTGACCTTTCTTAAAATATTTACTTACAAACTCTGCTGTTTTGCTCCAAGCAATACAATTTATAAAATCGGCTTGTCTATCTTCTCCAGGTTTTACAAATCTCCTATTTACTGCTAGAGTAAATGTTGCAACCATTGTATTGTTAGTTTGTGTATATCTAACCTCTGGATCTTTAGTCAATCTTCCTAATAAAACTACTTTATTCATAATTAATCCTTTCTGGAAATCTACCTTCTATTAAACATTTTTCTAAAATTTTAAGTTTCGGTAAATATTCTTTATTTATAAAATCTTCATCATATTCTACTTTTATTTTCTTTATTCTTTCTTTATCAATATTGTTAAAATAATTTTTGTAGTCATTTTCTTTCAGTTCGTATGCAACTATATACAAATTAAATATATTGCTTGCATACATCTCTACTTGTGCTTGTCTCCAATATTGTTTTGATACCTTAAATTCTTTATTTTCATTATGAGTTTTTACTTCATAAATACAAGATTCTGTGTTCCCGTCTAAATTAACTCGTAATCTATTCTTTATAATTTGTTTATCCATTTCTAGATCTTCTATATTTAAAGCTTCTAAAATCTTATGTTCATAATTATTACCAGCTTTAATTGCCTCTGTGTTTAACTGTTTTTTATTTAGTCCTATTTTTTCCAACCACCACTGTTCAAATGTTTTGGTTTGCCAGTTTCCAACTACCATACTTGTATCTGAAGCTCCTATATACCCACTTCTATCTTGACTTTGTATCAATATTAGATAAATCCTTTTCAAAATTACTTAAAGTATCAAAATATGAAAATAAAGCCTTTACTTCATCTTCTGTTCTATGTAATTTTTCAGCAATTTCTTTAACTGTTAGTCCTTCTTTTAATTTCTGAGTGTATATTTGTTGACATCTTTCTTTTATTTTGAATATATCATGCTTTGATAGATCATCTTCCCAGTTTTCCTTCTCATTTTTCAACTCGTCTTTTAGCCACAAATCAAATCCAAGTCCAGTTCTAATTGCCACACCTTTAACAAAAAGTCTTGTTTGACAATTCCAAAGTCTTTGTTGTGACATTGAGTTATCTTTTACTGGATTGCTTCCATTTGTAACTGGACCTCTTTGTACAAAAACCACATCATCTATTACTATTTTCACAGCAGTTTCGTATACTTGGTTCACATTACCTTTTGCATCTTTAAATTCCTTTTCTGTCATATATAAGCTACTTCCTGTTGTTTCATTTACTACTGGCTCAAAATAAACCTTTTCAGCTCCATTCTCATGTAATAAATCAACTACTTTTGCCCAATTCAAATAATCTGCTCCATCTCTTTTTTCAACCCATTGACTAACATCTACTTTTCTTAATTCATCATATTTTTTAAGCATTTTCTTCCTCCATAATTTCATCAAAAACTCTATCTTCGTAATCTCTGTCTGCTTCTTCAAGCTCATGTTCGTATCTTGCTTGTCTATCTTCCGAATCCGTTGTTTCTATTATGTAACCATTTACTATTCGTATCATATCTGTTCCTTTCCACAATGTGGACAATATTTAT